AATTCGATATGACCGAAGCCACCGTCATTGTTGTACCAGTCAACATGATGACGATCGATGGCAGAGTAGCCCCATTCAGATAATACTTTGTAGAGTTCAGAGTCTTCCTTCAGGAAATCATGATTGCCGTCCTTGACGACGAATATAGACTCTATAGCTCCACTGTCGCCACTGCCATCGAATTCAATTCGAACAGAGCTAAACCCAGCATCACGGAATCGAGCGGCCAATGAAGGAACAATGCTTTCAGGGCCGTTTGATGGAATAATCTTGAGCTCAATAGCCAAAGCGGCGGCAAGCTCGTTGTTGTTTGCGTACATGATATTGCGACCTTGGGTTTGAGGAAAGGATTAGGGGTAGGTTCCCCAGAACTGCTTTTTGGGAAGATGCTCTTCCCAGGCTTCATCGAAGAAGCAGTTGTCCGGCGCATATTTGAACATCGGTGCGATGATCTCTGCGCGGAGACCCGCCAGGCCACAGCCTAGCTGAGTGATTTTGAAGATTGGGCTCGGGTTGAACCGAGCATAAACAATGAAACGATCAACATATTGTTTGATGACGGGGACTGGGAGAGTCTCAATTCTCCAGTCTTTGGTGGGAATGGCAAAGCTATCGCCGGCCGGGCCGAAACCCTGCCCATATTCTGCGCCATGCTCACGCATGGCTTGAAGGGCGGCTCCTGCTCCGTGCCGGCCCGCTTCATTTGAGCCGAACACGAAAATCATTGGGTTGTCCTTCTCAGTTTGAAGATCATAGCCCCGGGCAGGAATTTGGCATGAGCGGTATCTACGTCATGGATCTGCCCCTGCTCGTCTTCAAAATAGATCTGGGGCTCTGTCTGTCCGGCAGGGGTGCGCGAATAATGGAGCGCACTGATCATGAGATGACTGCTGAGGTCGCGGGCTTTCATTACGCCATGTTCTCCCGTTCGGCGTTGGCCTGGATTTTCTCCAGGCGAGCGTCGAACCATTCGGCGTAGGGCTGATGAAAGCCGAGCCGAAACTGCTCGAGAATTCCAGCTTCGCTGAGGATCACGCGATTACCGAAGTCGGTCTCAATCTCCATTCTGGCACCATTTTCGACCCATCGAACGGCGATGGCATTACCCATCTTGGATCCGTCCTTGGTTCGAAGCGTGGTGTCGGGCTTAAGCTGAGTGGCTTCGGTGAAGCGTGCCTCGAGCATAGCCCAGTCCTTGTCGACTTGACTCGGCTCGAGATGAATGACGTGAGGCACATTATCAGTGGGACGAGGGCCCATAATAATATCGTGATAGCTGCGGTCAGTGTCCTTGTAGGTGCCAGGACAATCATTCTCGCCAAGCTCTGCTTCGGCTCGGCCGCACATCTTGCACTGCCTCAGGACAACCTCACCATTGCGATCGTTAAGGACGCTCGGCCGAATGGAATCGGCATCGGTATAGAGTTCGTGCTTCATTTGCTCATCTCCTTTCGGATGATTGCGATAAGCTCGATCATGAGAGGCTCGTCATCTTCCATCCAATATTCGCCCCCCGTGTAAGCAAGGATGTCGTTGGCAAGCTCCTCATTGGTCATCTCGAACAGGTCAGGCTCGTTTTCGAGGCCGCTTTCGAGATACTCACGCATCACAGGGAGGCGGTCGGCGATCTCTTGGTTGGCGTGATTGGTCCAGATGCTGGGCCAGAACATGCAGCTCATGGTCAGGGCTGTCCCGGACGGGTGTCACCGACCATCAAACGATAAGTCTTTCTGGCTTTGGCCAGCAGCTCATTGGTTTTGCGAACGTCGCCGGTCAGTATGTTGAGCTTGATCAGCTTGGTTCGCATTTTGGCAGCTATCACAGGTCCAGTTTCAGGCCCTTGAGCGAGCATTACATATTCGACTGCTGTTTCCATTGGATCAGCGGGCGAAGCCCGAGGAACAGAAGCTTTGAGAGCTGTGGGAGCGCGAGGATGAGCGAGGCGACTAGCCGAGCTCTGACGAGGCTCGTCATCAGCCATCAGATTTCTCCTTTCGATGGATCTTGGCGACCGTGACGCGCTGATCGCAGTTGTCACAGGTGCCGACGAGATCGAGATGCCAAATACCCATGCCATCTCGAGGACCCCAGCCATTTTCGCGGACGTAGGGCACATCTCCCCGGTAGCCGGTGATGCTGTGGCCGAAGAGTCGGCACCTTAGCGGTGCCTTCTCCCAGCTCTTAACTGAGACACGCATCGGCTTTGCTCCTGACGAATTCCACCATTCGGTTGATGTCGGCCTGGTGGAAGAGATTGAACACGGGAATGTCGAAAGCATAGCCGACACGCATTCCCTGGGCTGTGCCGCCTGACAAGTTTCCGTTCGGGGTCCAGCACACGATCATGTCGGCTGGGTCATTAACTTGGGTGCCAAGCACGATGGTCACATTGCGACACATCAGCTTGCGAACGCCTTGGCTGAGGCGAGGCCAGTTGGGATGATGCTCGGCGGCGATGCTTTCGATGCGAGGCGTAACCTGGGGCACAATGATGTCTCGGCCATTGGCCTTCCATCCATTGTAGCCATCCCAGGGAAGGTGGATCTCACCTGTGCCCGTGCCGTCGGCAAATGCAGCGTCTGCCCCAGTGGCTCCGCCTGTGCGAAGCTTCCAGCCGAACTCGCAAAGCTCCTTGGCTGCAAGGGTCATAAGGGAAAGGACGTTGGCCGGTGTTTCACGGCTGCCGATCCCTGCATAGGTGAGCTGGTTCATCACTTTTTCCTGTTGCGGAAGGAGCAGCTCACATCATCATAGAGCTTGGCAGCAAAGTGCCCGAAGAAGATGCACACGATGATATAAGCGGTGAAACTGGTCGGTCGAGCGATCGCATAAAGTGCGAAGGCTGCCATGAAGCCATTGAAGATCATGATCAGGGTTCCTGTCCCATTAAGCGAAGCACCAGGCGTTCACGGCGGTCTTCATAGCGTTGGCCGATGAGCTCTTGTTGGTCCTTGGTTCCATAATCGAGGGCGTTCTCATGCTGACGCACGATCTCCTCGAAATGCCGCACAACGGCAGCAGCCTGAGGTCTGGTAAGACCAGCCATGATCAAATTTCCTTTTCAGTCGCGGCAACCGCTTCTTCGATTGCCCGCTTAATTATGTCGCCATGGCAGCTTTTGGGCTTGCAATAGCACACCAGTTTAACGCCTTCAGGGTGGCGAGCTTGATCCGCAATTTTGATCAGCGCATCGATGATGGTGTGATTGCGCTTTTGGTAGATCTGGTCGTGCAGCCACTGCTCATAGCAAGCAACAGCTTCTTCCCTGGTGTGGACAGTGAAGCTGGCTTGATTGTTACTCGACAGATGGGTGTATGGATTACCCAACGGTGAGCCTCGGCCAATGTAAATCTTGTTTTTACCATCGGGTTTATGACCGTGGTGCCGATTCACAACTTCAATAGCGAGAGGCATTATATTCTCCTCAATCCAACCAAAGCGAGCGCCAGCGAGCTAGTCTGATAACAGTCTCTGACTCACTTAAAAATTGTCTAAAGATTGTCCTGATAGATTATCAGGTGTCTATCGCCATAAAATAGAAAATGCCCCAACTTGGCTTATCGCCAGTTAGGGCAAGTAGGATAAAAAGTAGAGCTATCTTTAACCAGGGGCAAAGCCCCCATTCCCGTAGAGGAATGAGGGCTCTGGTTGGAGTGAAGGGTTAGCCGATACGGCCGCCGATGTTGAACTCGCGGACGTATGGGTTGCTGGCAGCGTCGGTGGGACGAGCCTCGACCGGGCCAGCAATGCGCCGAAGCTGGACGCACAAGCCGCCCTCGATGCCGATGATGATGTCCTCACCGGGCTTCAGGTCGGCAGCCGCCTGCTGCATCTGCTCGAGCAGCTTGTTCTGGGCAGCAACGAACAGCCCGTATTCCTCCGAACGCGGAAGGTCCTTGGGCTGCTGGGTGTCGAGCGGAATGCCGACAGGAAGGCTGACGAACTTGGCGTCCTCGCCTTCGCCGGCCATGTAACCGATGTTCAGCCACGTCTGGGCCTGAGGACGGTCCTTGCGATCCGTGGACGAAGAGCCGAAAGCGTCGTTCGAGCGGCCGAGGTTGGCGAAAGAGCCGAAGGTGCGGCCGGTGCTTGCAGTGGTGATCATGGTATTCTCCTGATGTTGATGACGGAGTGGAAGGGTGATTGCGATCCGAGCGATCCCAACCACCAAAAGGAGCGCCAGCGACTTCCCTCAATGGAGTGCTGACGCTCGAATTGTGTAGGTGTTAGCGACGAGGACCAGTGATTCTCATGCGGCTGTGAGCCGGGAAGAACAGGTCATCGAGAAAGCGAAACAGGAAGTAGATCGAGCCGCCCAGTGTAGCCAGCATTGCAAGAGCAATGACCAGCTTGGCCGGGCTCCAGTCCATGACAGCTTGGGTGACGCCCAAGGCTGCGAACATCACGCTAAGCATGATGACGATGAATAGGTTGGCAAGGGTGTGAGCGATGCGCTCCATGAAGAGCTTGCGGTTGAAGCTCTTGGCTTGGCGAGCGAGGAATTCAGACTGAAGCATGATATTATTTCCTTTTGAGAGCTGACAAATCGTCGAGCTGATTGGTGGTGAGCAGGGCCTTGTGACGCATCTGGCTCAAGCGGAGCGATGCCGTCGAAGTCAGGCCCTGATTGAGGTTGATACGGGCTTCGTGAATGAGTTTCTCGAGTTCGACGAGATCCTCACGGATGCTGCACTCGAGATCATTCTTGGCTCGTGTTTCGGCATTGGATTTGGCCAATACCTCGGCGAGGACATCGCCCAGCGAGCGGGCAGGACGATGAGCTTCATGGGGTCCAGCCCCGCAGGGACAGGGCTTGGAAGCATCGTCATATTGGCAATTCACGTTGGTCATGATGACATTCCTTGATGAAGAGCCGCTTCGTATTTGGCGAAGGCGGTTGTGATGAAGTGAGCAGCGACACTGGCCACGTAGATGGCCAGTGGTGCGATGAGAGCGAGAATGGTGAGCCGCATGGCTGGTTAGGCCTTGAAGCAGGCGAGGACAGCAGAGTGCTCCTGCTCGCTGAGGTAGGACATCTTGACTGGATCAGAGACGTCTACATCGCGATAGTCATCGCTCATGTGGCTGTAGTCTCCGTCTTGCAGGTCATCGAGAGTGACTGCGGTGCCGTCCGGCCAGACGCGGACAAAGAGGCACGACGGATAGCTGACAGTGGCAACGCCATTTTCCACGCAGATGGTGGCGAGGTCGTTGAGGGTGACAGGACGGGTCATGCTGGTTCTCCTGAGTTGAAAGTCAACTGGCACGAGCGCCAGCGAGGATTGGATTGATTAGAAGGGAAGCATCTGGGCTTGGCCCAGAGCGACAATGGCGAAGATCGTGGCAACGAGAAGCATCGTGCCGATGATGAGCTTGTCCATGTTGGATGTTCCTTAGACAGAGGCGGAATAGTGGGTGAACAGGATGTCGAAGCGGTCTTCGAGCCTGTTGATGAGGTGCTTGAGTTGATCACGCTGGGAGTTCGCCTCGCTGTTGGCGAAGCGATTGTGCAGCTTGATCAGGATGCGGTTGAGCCGGCGAATGCGGCTACGCAGATTGTTGAGATGGGTCATGTCGGTACTCCATGATGAGAGGGATAATGGACTGATAAGTAGGACGGTAAGAACCGTCCCATTTATCCATCCATAGAGGTAAGTAGGGTGGACTCTAGGAGCCCACCCTTTAGGTGATGTTTAGTTGGAAGCCTGAGCTTCGCCGTTGAATTTGGCGAGAGCCGCTTCGAGTTGAGCATAATTCGAGTTGAAGAGTTCTTTGTGAGCTACGCTCTTGGAGCAGAACTCTTCGATCTCAATGTCGAGATTGGTCATCTCGGTGGTGAGTTCGGTAAGCATACGCTTGTCAGCGTGGACTTCGTTGAGTGCAGTGCGCTTACGCTGGTTGAGACGGGCATTGGTAGCCCAGTCATTCACCATGTCTACGCCAGTGGTGAGAGTGTTAGCAGTGGTGCCAATGGCATTTGCCAAGGACGATACGGTGCCAAGGACAGAGCCAAGAGCGACGCGAGCAGTAGCCATGAGTATGATCTCCTAAGGGATGAAAGTATCCTGAAGGAGCGCCAGCGACGTGTAAGATGTGTAAGCTGGGGTGGGTATGAGAGGTGTAATAGGGAAGATAGAGGGGGGGATGTTAGTGTAACGGCCGGTGGCCGTGTAATACACTTGAACAGAACCTCTATGAAAATTTGCCCTACCGAAAAAATATAGCGAAAATTACCCCTTACCGCGAGATAAGTTTGGGGTGTTGACTATCTCAAGCTGTAGCCGAGCTATCCCTGGTCTATCGCTCTTCTTCTTGGTTCCCCCACGGGAACATGCTCAAGCGCGGAGCGCGAGCTTTTTTCCGCGAAGAAGGCGAGCTTATAATCAGGGATAGGAAGATCTCCGAGCCAAGGGGCAACAAGTCTCAGAGCCTCTGTCCTATCCCCCCTGTTCCACCCCGCACACAGCCGATCGACTTCCATCCCAGCACGTCTCGTCAATTAAACGAGCCAGGTTCGTTCTGCTGATGAAAGGATGATGCTGGAGATAATCCGGTTTTGTCAACAGATCCGGTAACTGGTGTATCTTCCCGACTTCGGAGCAAGCTCCAAGGAGATCGTCGTGGATACCGAGAGCGTTATTGTCCCCACTAACTCTCTAGGGTGTCAGACCAAGAAGCACACGCAAGCGCAAGCACCACAGGCATGAGCTTTGTAGCCCAATGATATTGGCTGTTCAAGTCTGTAGTTAAGTTATTGAAATAAGGGGCTTTTGCTGACCTTTGCTGGAAACCGTCAGGTTTTCAGGCATAGCTTCCCCATTTCTCTTCTCTCTATATTTAGAGGGAGATGCCCCGGAGGGTGGGTTGACCTGCTGACTAAAGGAGACCTAAAGGGTAACTGCCTTCCCAGCGGGGGAGGACTGATAGGGAAGGACCAACCCAGATGTCAACCAAAGACCTAGGCGGCAAATACGTTTCCGAGCAGGAGCTCAACGCCAAGGCTGTCGCTCCCCGAGTTACGCTCGAGGCGATCGAAGCCGAGATTGTTGGTGAGAATTATTTCACCGCTCACCAGGGAGCGCGGGCGTCCATTCTGGATGACGCCAACAACATGACAAAAATGACAATGGGTGATTTGGCTGCAAGCATTCCTGATGCCCTGCGATTGACCACTTATTGCGTACTGACCATGCGGAATGGGTTCACCATCACGGGGCAGAGCGCCTGCGCCAGCCCGGAGAATTACGACGAGGACATTGGCCGGCGCGTAGCCCGGGGCGATGCCATTCGTCAGATCTGGCCCTTGATGGGCTATGAATTGCGGTCGCGCCTGGCGGCGCAGAAGGAAGCCGCAGTCGGGGATACCTTGGGCGAGGCCCTTACCCGGATGACCGCGTATCGACTGGGCAATCCCAAAAGCTTCCGGCCGTCAGATGCCGAGGTTATCCTCAAGCATTTCGAAGATACCGACACCCAGGAAGAGGGGGGCGAAACCTATGCCGTCCTACCGCCGTCGGTCGAGGCCATTGCCGAAATGTGCCACGAGGCAAACAGGGCCTACTGTCAGATGCAGGGGGACATGAGCCAGCCCAAATGGGCCGATGCACCCGACTGGCAGAAGGCTTCGGCAATTGATGGGGTTGAATTTGCCCTTGCCAATCCTCTCATCACGCCTGCGGACAGCCATGCCAACTGGCTGAAGGACAAGGAGAATGCTGGCTGGAAATATGGCGAAATCAAGGATCCCGAAAAGAAGGAGCATCCTTGCTTTGTCCCATATGATCAGCTGCCTCAGTCGCAACAGATTAAAGATTACATCTTCCTGACTGTCGTCAGAGCAGCGAGTAACTTGGCATGAACCAGAATAATTTTGCAGACATGGTGAGCGCAATCACCACAAACCTCGGACAAATGTTGAGTGACCCGGACATTCTTAAAAAAGTGGGAATGTCCGACATCGTTCGAGTTTCCCCCTCGGTTTACGAGGAAATCAAAGCCGGAGGCGCTGCCCCTTCCAACCTTCCCTTCGGACTGAAGGTGGTCGTGGATGAAGATCTCCAGGGGGAAAAGTGGGAGCTGGGCCCGAAGCCGGCTGCGAGCGCAGCGAGCGAGCCTCAGGCGAAGGGACCTGCGACCGATGCAGGCCGAATGAACGATCCTATTTAAGGAATATATTTAATGACCCCAGAAACCATGAACCTGCTTGCCAACGCGCATGATGAAATCATTCGCCTGCGCCAGACCGTCGCACAGCTTGAACCAAAGGCACATGCTTACGACACGATCGCCAAATTCACGCGATTGATGACCCGGGACGAAGGGGGAGCTTATGCCCCTGATGTTGCCCAGGCAATTAAACAGGCGATCGTTGGCGAGCAGCATAAGCAAGAAAGTGAGCGGCGTCGCCGGGCTCAGCAAAGTGAACCTCAGTCAGCTCAAAACAGGACCGAGGTTTTGGACCTGACCCAAGCAGCCGAAGCGATCAACACGATAGGTTGATGATTAAAGTGGCTGGGAGTGCTCCTCAGAGCTCGGCGACCAACCCTCCCAGCCACCCATCTAGTGCTCGATGAACCCAGAAACACCGAACAACAACATTCATACATCAGGGGCGGGAGCCGGTAAATGACACTGACAGTCCAAGAAGTTTCGAATGTTGTGCCGCCCAACCTGAAAAGTGCGGTCACTCAACAGCTGGTGGACAACCTCAATCAGATCGCTGCGGATCCGGCCGTTGCCGAGCAGATCCGGAATAATTTCGTCAGTTATTCGACGGTCCTGAAAGAAGGCAAATTCAAGCTCGAGGATTATCTCTCGGCCGTGATGTACGTCAGCTATAAGCTGATGGGCCAGTCCAACGTCGATGCCTACGCCCTCACTCACCCAGCGCGTTATCAGCGCCTGGTTCAGATGGGCACGAGCTCCAAGGACATCGCTGCCTATGTGACGGCTTATAATAAGGGCAAGCTGGTCAACCTGATCCTAGAGCAGTCCCTGGTTCCGACCTGGGTACTGAACGCGCATATTTTCCAGGAAGCGATCAATATTCAGGCCGACATCATGCGCGATCCAACGATCTCGCCCAAGGTCCGCACCGAAGCCGCCAATTCCTTGATGACGCATCTCAAGCGACCCGAAGCAGCCAAGGCCAAGCTGGACATCACTGTGAAGGACGAGTCGGGCGTCAACGAGCTCAAGCAGGCTTTGCGTGATCTTGCCATGAAGCAGGTCGATTCCATTCAATCTGGGACCTCAGTTGCACAGATTGCCGCTTCGCCTATTATTGAGGCGGGGGTGGTCGAAGATGGTATTGATCAAACAGGGCCTTGATGAGTGGCTCGATAGCGTAAGTTATGCCGGCCTAAACTCTGGGGCTTATGTTCCTACGGTCTTCGCACTGGAGTTCATGAACTTCATTAAGCTGGTCAATGGATCAGTTGGCGAGTCGCATAAGACCCCCCCTGTTCACCTGAAAATGCTCGATAAGCTGGTCGAGCCCAGCCAGTATGTCGCCAACCTGTGCTTCCGTGGCGCAGCCAAAACCACGCTGTTCGGCGAGTATTTTTTCCCGTTTCTGGCTACCTTCGGGTATCTGCCTGGATTCGGCCCGGTAAGCTCGGGGATTTACGTCAGCGACTCCATGGATAACGGCGTTAAGTCGTTGCGGAAAAACATGGAGTTCCGCTACCAGTCGAGCGAGTTCCTTCAGGAATGGCTCCCGGAAGCGACCTTCACCGACAATTATATCGAGTTCAAGAACCGCGAGGATCATCGCTTTGGCCTAAAAATGTTCGGAGCCAAGACGGGTCTTCGTGGAACCAAGATCTTCGGTAAGCGCCCTCCGATCTGCGTGCTTGACGATCTCGTGAGCGATGACGACGCTAAGTCCAAGGCGGCAATGATCGCCATCAAGGATACGGTCTACAAAGGCGTCAACCACGCTCTCGACCCCACCCGGCGCAAGGTCATCTTCAACGGGACACCGTTCAACACCGAGGACATTCTGATCGAGGCGGTCGAGTCGGGTGCCTGGGATGTGAACGTCTGGCCGGTCTGCGAACGCTTTCCTTGCACCCGGGAGGAATTCCAGGGAGCCTGGCCCGATCGCTTCACCTATGATTACATCAAGGCCCAATATGAAATGGCCGAGAAGACCGGCAAGCTGTCCGGCTTTTTCCAGGAGCTGATGCTCCGGATCTCGAGCGAAGAAGAGCGCCTCGTCCAGGACCGTGAAATCAAATGGTATGAGCGGGCCCGACTCATCAAGAACAAGTCGAATTTCAATTTTTACATCACTACCGACTTTGCGACGTCCGAAAAGCAGACGGCCGATTATTCGGTGATTTCGGTTTGGGCCTACAATTCCAATGGCGACTGGTTCTGGGTCGATGGCTGGATGGAGCGGGCTACGATGGACAAGACCATCGATAACCTGTTCCGCTTGGTTCAGCTGTGGAAGCCGCAGCAGGTTGGCATTGAAACCTCCGGTCAGCAGGGAGCCTTTATCAAGTGGCTCCAGTCGGAAATGATCAACCGGAATATCTGGTTCAACTTTGCTCAGACCACTTCGGCTAAGGGCACCAGTCCGACTCCTGGAATCCGGCCAACCGTCGATAAGCTCAGCCGCTTCAACATGGTTGTGCCCTGGTTCAAGGCCGGCAAGATGTTCTTCCCTGAGGAAATGAAGGACAGCCAGATCCTACAAATGGGCATCAGCCAGATCCGGCTCACCACATCGAGCGGCATCAAAGGCAAGGATGACTTTCTCGATACCGTGTCGATGCTCGGTTATCTTGCACCCTGGAGACCGTCTGACTCTGTTCCAATTGTCAAAGAAGAGATAGACGTTTGGAATGAAGTCAATAACGTCTCAGAAGAGAGCGGTTTGGCATCATATATAGTGTGAGTGTCGCGCTGGGGTGGGGGTGACATGAAAGTTTCTGCGCTTTTTAAGCGACTGTCTCACAGTGAGTTGTCTGGTTTCTCGTGGGCCAATGAAGGCAATGGCACGATCCAGGCGGCTCGCCAGCCGCAGATTATTGAATATGCCAATGACGCTTTGCTGCGTCTGCATTCCCGATTCCTGTTGAAGCAGGAAGAGGTCATGATCGAGCAGTTGAGCTGGCTCAACGAATACAAGATCGACAGCAAGCACGGATTGTTTAATCCGGCACGGCCGGCATCCACCCCGGGATATTTGCTCGACAAGCCAAACGAACTGTTTCCCGACGACATCATCAAGATTCTGAAGGTCGTGGCTCCGGGCGGCTGTGAGCTTCCGCTCAACGACGAGACCTGCGGATCGGTTTTTACGCCCCAACCGACTGTGCTTCAGATCCCCTGCCCGGTGAACGGGCAGATCTTGTCGCTGGTGTATCAGGCCCGGCACGTCCCACTGACGATCACCCCGGATGCCGAGATCACGCTTCCGGATGTGCTCTACCCGGCGCTGTATGCGTACATCGCCCGGGAAGTCTTCAACCACATGAACGGCCCGGAAAATGGGGCCAAAGGTGTGGAGCACGGGGCCATCTTCGACTCGATCTGTGAAGAAGTTGTCGACATGGACCTGGTGAGCTCAAGTGTTTCGAACACGCAAAATCATCGCTTTTGCCGGGGGGGTTGGCGCTAATGAACTGCGAACCATACGGGGCGATTGTCACTCGAGAAGCCCATTGTGGGCTGAGCAATGACGAGCTTATCGTCCAGAAGCATCTCGGAATGCCGCTTTATCAGGCACTTCGAATGGTGGTCCAGAATATGGACCTGCTGATGAACCTGGCAAACAATGTTGCCTTGCTTCAGAATCTCGATCTCGAACTGCTAGGCAACATCGAAAATGCTGTCGCCGGCAAGCTCGATCGATCCGAGTTCACTGACCACGGCCACGAGATCGCCGACGTCACTGGCCTGGAAGCGGCTTTGAACGGCCGAGCAACGGACGAAGAGCTGACTGCCCTGAGCCAGGTCGTAGCCGGCAAGGCTGCTACTGATCACACGCATAATCAATAT